CGTAAGTATCCGAATGCGCTTTGAACTTCCCCTACTACTGTAGGTGAAATACTGCCTGGTTGTCTTGGTTGGAATCCCATATTTTTAGCTCCGTATATTCGCTAAGTTAATGATTAAGCGACTGCGTTTTTGATTAGGTAGCCAGCTTCTACAGCTACGACCTTAGGTTCGTAGTAGTCGTTAGCGCGAACGTACTCGGATTTTACCCAAGGTTCGTCCCATCTATCGACGTATCTAGCACCTTCTACTTGAAGTGTGTAACCTAAACTGATTTTCTTGATAGCTGGGCGGGCTTGTACATAAGCTAGTAAAGCGTGTTTGCCCCAGACATAACCTAATGTACTGGTCTGTCCTTCGTCGGCGGTGTTGTACACTGCGTCACCGATTAAGACTTTTTCGACTCCGATAAGGGCGGCTAGCATTTCGGTTGTTAAGACGCGAACACTTGCTACACTCATGCGACCTAGTAAATCTGGGTGGTGTCGAAGTTTCGACCATACCTGATAACCGAGAGTGAAGGTATTAGGCGTAACACCAGAAGCGGCTTTGATTGTGTCAATACCGACCTGAATATCGTCGAATGGGTCACTATTTGCGTAGTCGTTCCATTGATCTGTACCAGACAAGGTAGTATTTTGTGTGATGATTGCAGTATCGGTAAGCATAGCGGCAATTTCTTGCTCTAAGCCTAAGTCCAATGCTTCGGTAACATCTTCGGTAGCGTCTACCCGTGCGTCGTGTGGACTTGGGTAAGTGTCGCGTACTTCGTATTCGATAGCTTCTTCTAAGGAATGTTCATCTAATGGCCCGAATGCTGTTTTACTCATTCCGCTAGCAATTCTGTTAGCGCGACTTGTACCAGTTCGGCGACTGTCGTTTACATTAAAACGGGATTTATCGAAAGTGTAGTAAAACCCGACACGTCCATTAACCTCGACGCGTGGCATTAATTGAGTACCAATAAGTAAGCCGTTTTGATAGGCTACACTCATTTGTGTAAGGGTTGTGTCTACTTGGTAATCAATTACTTGTGGCATATGTGTTTTACTTTATGTTTTTTGTTAATTTACCTTTTATTAATCTACTATATCGAAGCAAGGTACATACTCGATAACGTCGTTTGCGTCACCATCTTGCAGGGCAAGACCGAAGACGTAATCGTCGCTAGTTGTAGTAACGATTGCTTTACCTGCTGAATCGGTGGTTAGTTGGTCGCCTGCTGAAACACTTCCACCCAGTTTAACTTTAGCTGTACCGCCACCGTGAGGCATAGCGACCTCTACGTTAGCGCCTGCGCCTGCTTGTGGCTTATTCATAATAGCGCCCATGATGTTTTCACCTGGGACGTCTGCGTCGTCTGCTAAAGTGGCAAGACCGTTAGCTACCCAGACAATGAAATACTGCTTTTCGCTGTAGTCTGCCGCGGTTTCAAAAGTTCTTGTTAGTCCGAGTGTTTGTGTTGCCATAATTTTATTATTGTGTATTTATTTACTATTTGCAATAGGTCATTTAACCTTAGTTATTTTCTGCTAGAAAAGCCTTGTAAATTGCTTCGTGTGCTTTGCGAACTTCCTTATTCGCTTCGGCTGGGCTTTTTCCTGCTTTAATTGCTTCATTAATAAGATTATTGTATTGCTCGGTTGCTGTCAAGCCTTCTTTAGTATCTTCGCCGATTGAACCTTCGACCTTAGTATCAGAAGCGGCGTTTAAGACGCTTGCTAATAAGGTGCGCTGTTCATTGGTTAATGATTGGGCTAATTGAACTAATGCGGTTTTGCCTGCTGGCTTAACTTTGCAAGTTCCGTTAGAAGCTCTAAGGAATGGTTTACTAAAGTCTTCTGCGGCTCTCAATAATTCAGACGCTTTATGGTCTGCTTCGAGTTTTTGAAGTCTTTCAAATTCACTAGCTTTAATAGTGACATCTTTATTAGCGGCCTCTTTAGCGGCTTCTTCTTCTGCGATTTCTTCTGGGGTTTTGCCTGAGGCTTCGGCCTCTGCCTTAGCTTTTGCGTCTGCTTCTTCTTGTTCTTTAACCTTTGCGGCTTCGAGGTCGGCTTGTGCCTTGGCTTCGTCGGCGGCTTCCTGCTCTGTTTCAAGCTGGGTTTTTTGATCTTCGGTTAAGTCTGCTTCGTTCTCCGTTAAAAACTTTACGTCTTCTTCGGTTCGGTCTGCGACTGGTTTAGCAAGGATTTCTGTAAGTGTAGGCATAGTTTTTTGATTTGTTTTACTGTCTTCATTTAATAGTATCATAATTCCGCTATCATTTGTCAAGCCTTTTTCGCTGGCTGTAATAGTAGGCATACTTTGCATTAATGGGCGGTTCGTTAAAGTGGCCGCGACCAATACCGCGCCGTGATGGGTAGACTTCTGGGGGTCTACATAATCAAACGACCATTCGGCGCTAATCATTTTATATACTTCGTCGGCGATTGATTCAGAACCTAGCTTATTCCATTTAACACGCGCCCATAAACCGTCGGCTTTATTGATTAACTCTTTAATCCAACCTGCGGCCTTGGTGTTTTCCCAGGCATGGTCGAAGTCTACGGGTACACCGCGTCGAATACCTGCCTTAAAATTGCCGATCATCTGTTCGAATACCGCGTCGTTAAGTACCATGTTTCCATAAGGTAGCGTCATGTACTCGCCTTTAGGTAAGACTGGGATTTCGTCGGGTAGCTCGCCGTCTTTTTCTGCGGCTCGCAAGGTATCAATATCAATAACAGTAGAGAATTGACCGCGCATTATTCTTTTATTGTCGGCGTTAGTTGGTTTAGGCATATATTTAGAATATCCAGAATAAAATTAGTATAGCCATAAATAGGTAGATGGCTGTTTTTATTACTTCGGGAATAGTGGAATTTTGAATTAGGTACACTATCGCCCAGACACCCACGGCGACGGCCAGAATGTATAGTAGTTGGTTCGCGGTAATGCTTCCTAGTTCCATAGATTAATAATAAGTTCTTTTGTACTAATTGTCTATACTTCTTCGTCGGGCATGAATATTTGCATACCGCACCTACAATTAGGGTGCGCGGGTGCTTGTGTTACTTTTACGCCACGTGGCGTTAAATAAATATGCTCCCAGGGTACGACGCCTTGATCTTGAAAGTTTAAGCAGTAGTCTTTAGCGCCAGCCGTTCGCCACTTCTTGCGATTAGCCCCGATCTCTGCGCCTACCCTCATACGACCAGAGGTAAACGCCCGAACGCTTTCAGTCTGGGCGATAGTAGTAGCGCGTTTGGGGTCGTTAATGACTTGGTTAATTCGATTGGTTGCGCCGTCGCGGTTTTCACCGTTAGCTATAGATTCTTTCAATGCTGAATATATGCGGTCTTGGGTGTGCCTGGTTAATCCCTTTGAAAGTTGTAGGGTGTAACTATTCATAAAGTCGATTACTGGCGGTTCGTTTCTTGACCAGGGTACGTCTACGTTTAAGTCTTCTACTGTATACAATCCGCCCGCCTCGATAGCGTCCATTAATGTACCAGTTAGATATAGTTTTAAGACTAAGATTTCTTCTTCCCAGAATGCCTTAACCAAGTAGTCTAAAACGTCGGCTTTGAAAACTGCGCCAGGTGGCGTACTTGCTATCTTGCGTTCGTACTCGTTCCAGTCCAGCGATTCGTTAGCCCGTTCTGATAACTCCCTAAAATATTTACGCATTCCCTTGTCTGTCATAATTTCAGACTTTACTAGCTGTTTGAATAGCTTCGGGAACTTGCGGTACAGTGGGGCGTAATCTTCCGCACCACGTCGAATAGTATCGGCTACATAAGTGGCGATAATTTCGTCTTGAAGATTTTCTAATCGGCGTAGCTTGGCGTCTGTATTCATATTAAGACTTGCGAATAGTCGCTAACTCGGCTTCGACCGCCTCGAACATATCTAGTAATGAATCTGGGGTAGCTTCTGGTTCGTGGTGGTGACTAGCTTCTTTTTTAGCTGGCGTCGCCTTGGCAGGTGGTTTAGCTTTTTCTTTAATTTCTTCTATTTCGTCCTGAACCTTGCGAATCTTGGCGCTGATTTCTTCTTTACGGTTAAAAATGTCTAGTTCTTTTTTCGCTTGGGCTTGTGGGTCTAACTTAATGCCTTTTGCTTTTGCTTCCAGTAGTTCGCGTCTAACCTGTGCATTAAACGCCCGCGCTTCTTCTCGAAGTGCTTTAACCTCTGCGCGTTTCTTAGTTAGTGCTGGGTTTGCGGCTTTCCCCTTGGCTTTTTTCTTAGGTGCATTGAGTTTTTTACCGCCCTTGGCTTGCAACTTTTTAAGTGCCTCGCTGATTTTCTTCTTGTGTTCGTCTGAAAGTGGTACACCCTTCGCCATTTTTAAGGTTTTCATAAATTTATACATACCTTCCCCATAGGTGAACTTAAACGTATTGGGGGTTTTGCCGTTTCTGAATGCGGCTACTGCTTCTTCGATTTCTTCGTCGGTAGGTTCTTCTTCGTCTAAACTTTCGTCTAAAACTTCGTCTTCGTCGTCTAAACTGGCTACCATGCTTTCGACGTCGCTATCAAGTTCGGCTAACATACCGTCGGCCATAGCTGGGTCTGATGTAACCTCGCCTGTAAATTCTGGCAAGTCCATAGCGTCGCGTAGGTAATCTTCAAGGTGTGAATCGACGGTTAATACTCCCGTTTGAATACCGCGCTGTAGTGCTGTGGTTAGCGCGTTTACATCTACCGTACCGATTTTGTCATAAATAAGAGTGGGGTACTTGTCGGTAACGAAGTTAAAATTAACTAAGTCTTCGATTAAATACTTATTGATTGTCTGGGCTACGTGCTTGGCGACATATTCCAGCGCCATTAAAAAGAAGGTGTTACTACCCTTGAACAGTGCGAAGCTACCAACTGAACCGCTACCCATTTGCATAAAGGTAGCCAGCACGTTTAACATGATCGCCCATTCTTGGCGTTTAATGAAGTCGTTAGGATTCTTGATACTGTTAGATTTCATATCTAACATACCTACTTCGAAGTCGTTCGGGAATCTTAAAAAGCCTTCTGCATTTGCTCTAAAGTTGCGTAGGATTTCGTCTAGTTTGGCTTCTTCTTCTGGGGTGGCGTTCGTTCCAGTCTTACCATAAGGCACACCCAGGCCGTGACGCTCCATAGCCATAATTTCGATTAGTTCGGCTTTATCCTTAAATAACCAATGCTTCCAGGCAGACCGCAAGATACTTTTACCTTCCCAGTTATCGCCTTCCTTCTCATTGACGAAGATAATCAGTTTTTCCATTGGAATTTGAAACACACCGTTAGTAGTGGTTTGCTCGACGCCGTTAGCCCCGCCCTTCATTTCCCATCGACTAATAGTTCGAGGGTGACGCTGTGCCAGTTTCTTTAATCCGATCTTACCGTCGTCTAAGAATTTCCATATTTTCTCGAATGGCATAACGCCGTAGTCGAGGTGTAGCAGAATGTTTGTTAGCGTTTCTTGCCATGTGCGGGTAGGTTCATTAAATAATTGTTGCTCTACAAACTCCGCTATCTGTCGGTCTTCTCGCTTTTCACTAGCTGGCTGAATAGTCCAGTTTGCGCTTAATAGTGGCAATTTCACCACCTTTAACGAAGCCTGTACGTGTGCGTCACCTAATCGCATTTCGTCGTACTGTTGTATGCGTCGTGTGCCTTGTAGCTTTGGGTTATATTCGTGTCCTGCAATAATGCCATTAAACATTAACGAAGCGTCGCCGATCTCTTTAGTATTTTTAGGTGGGTGTGGCTTGGGTGGTTGTGCTGAAAGTGCGCCCATTTTGTTTTCAGGTCGTTTATTGTTTGTAGGTTTTGCCATAGGTTGTATTCAGTATAACTAAATTAAAATTTCATGTCCATTAGACCCGCGGTAATTGGTGCTTCTTTTTCGTTTTTTACTGCATTTCTGCGATATTCTTCGAATTTGTCGGCTTTTAAGTTCTTTTCTATCGTTTTTTCTGGTAAATGTTTACCTGCCCGTCGTAACCAGTTACGCTCTAAGTCTGCGCCGATTGCTAGCAATAAGTACCGTAAAGCGTCTGGGCCGTGGTCGTCTTCCTTTTTAGTGACTGTGTTCGACCATGTGCCGTTAGCATTCTTGCGCCACTGGTAACTAAGTATCTCCATTCGAAGATTAACACACTTCGACGTAATCATTATACGACCAGCCCGCATAAACTTTTTAACAATCGGTATAGAGTTTTGCAGTAGGTACAGTTTCGCTTCTTTATTATCTGGCAAGACTGGCGCACCTCTTACCTTGCGTTCGTGGATTAATGCCAGGTTGTGAGGGTCGCAAGCCCACCCGCGAATATTACCCTGTATTCCCTTGGGTTTGTTTGGTAACTCTAAATTGTATGGCGCTAGTATTTCGTTTGCGGCTTCCCATATTTCATCTGTACCGCGGTCGTCTACGTACAATTCGTCGAACACTACTAGGCGGTCGAACGTCGTCGGTATCCAGACTGGTAGTATTACGTTTGGGTGGCCTTCACTGTGTCCGAAGTCTTCGGCAAGATAAATATAACCGCGTTCTGGTGGCTTCCATAAGTCCATACCTTCATCTGGTGTAATCAAGTTATTTTCGTCGCTGTAGGCAGTACCGTAAATAATGCCTTGCAGTCCAGGGCGACTACATACCCACTCTGTAGCCCATACTTCATCTTCAAGGTTTAATTTTTTGTCGATTAAATCTTCCCAGTCGTAGTAGCCGTTAGCTTGGTCGATGTCCTCTGGCAATTCATCGCCGAACACTCTTTTAATTCGCTCCATTAATTCGGGGTTATTAACTGGCAGTGGCGCGACTACTTCCCAGATATTCCAGAAGTACACCGCATAACCTTTAGTGGCCGCTTCGTCTAACATTCTCTGCATTACGCCACCTGCAAATTTACGGGTACTAGTTAAAACTGTTCTAGCCCGAACGCCTTTTTTTGACTGCGGCATACTTAACCCTTGCTGTAGGATTTGCCACGGCATTAGGTCGATTTCGTCGAAAAATGCTAATTGAGGGTGGGGCGAATTAACACCAGACATAGTACCCGCTAGTACTTGGTACTTTGAACCGTTTTTAAGTTCGGTCTGGCGCATGGTGAAGCTAGTTACATTAAATGCGAATGGGAATAGGGAACTAAACGACTGAAAGTATTCGTAGCTTTTTAATGCCTGTTGCTGAATTGCGCCAACTGTCGCGATTTCTGTATCGTCGTTTACGAATGAAAGAATAGTAGCCAAGATACCGAAAATAAAAGTTTTGCCGCCTGAACGGTTAGCCATGACGACGGCGAATGTGATTAGTCCGAATAGATAATCTGCTACGAAGTCGAACGGTGCTTTATGGCCTTCGGTAATTACCACCCGCGGTATATTTACCTTCATGTAAAAAAGTATCCAGTCGTGAAGGGCGTCGCGGTCTTGGCGTTCGATAATACCGACTAATATTTCTTTTGCGTTTAGTCGTGCTTCTTCTGTTTCGGTTTGTACGCCATATGTCGCATTCCCATAATCTGCGCCACGTGTCGCACTAACGCTATTTACTGGTATTTTTTTTACTTTCGACATAATCGTAGTGCTTGTTTAGAAGCCGTTCTAGTAGTTCCGCTTCTACTTCGTTTCGAGGTGCGCCCAGTTGTGGGGCGTCGGTTTCCTCTGCACCGCCGATTTTATCGACTGTAGTTAGCCACCACTGGGCTACCGCCGTATTAGGTGGTATCTCTTTTAACTCGATGTACTTAGGCTGATTCGTTTCTGGGTTAATGATTTTGTAGTACTGTGGCATTTGCCCCATGATCGCTTTAGCTATCGTAATTTGGGCGCGTAATGATACGTTCCGCTTTGCTAGATCAGTTACCCCCGAGAAGGTGGCAGACCGTCGGTTATAGTCCTGCCTCGTTTTCTCTGGTAGGTTTACTGCTTCTGCCGAGTCTTGCAGATTAACACCCATAGATACGTAGTACAAAAAGTCCCGTAGCATTTCGGGGGTTAGTGTTAATTTTTGCCCGCCTTTATTCTTACCCTTGGCACTAGTGCGGGTAGTTAGTTCGCTGGCGATTTGCTTATATAGCGCGTCGTTTGCATGATCTTTTACGAAGTCGTTTTCGTTTGGGCTAAGTACGAAGTCTGTCATAGTTTCATTATACCGATTTGTCGGGGGTAAGGTCTAACACCTTTTGCCATTCGTCTATATCGCATTGGTCGCCTAGCTTTCCGTACATTTCGGGATACCTTCTAATTTCGTCCTGCATTTGTAATTGCGTTTCTGGTCGTAGTTTGTGCCAATCGTTTAAGATTCTCGTTACTAATATGCTAACTGCCGCTGTTCGGCGTCCCAGTGCATACCTAAAAGCGAAGAATAGTATATTTTCGTCGTCTGTATTTAAGTATTGGTTTTCGTTCATAAATCCTTAGACCTTAGACTAAGCGTTCATTATATTAAGCCTATTTTGAGGATTCTACGGGGTCGCTTATTTGAACCAGGCGTAATATTGCTCTTTTTTACCTTCGTCGTGAATAATTAGAAGGGGTAGCCCCGCTTTTAAGCGTTGCCAGTTTAATATCATTCTACCAGTGCGGCCGTTGCCGTCTGCGAATGGGTGAATCTGTTCGTATTGAATGTGTAGCTGTTTGGTGTCTTCGTCGATTCTTGAACCAGGATAATTTACTTGCAGGTTGGCACGTTCTACCCAGGCTTTCATTAAATCGGGTACGTGACGCCATTCGACACCTTCACCAGTAGCGACGAATTGCTTAATTAATCCTTTACCATCTGGCGTAATGCCGACTATTTTGTCGTAGCCGATTCGTACGTCGGTAGTGCGCCAGTAGCCGCGTTCGTTTGGTCGAAGCCGTTTAGCATGAAGCATTAATATTTTATGTAGCTTCAAGATCGAACCGCCCGTTAATTTCTTTTCCGCCCATAGGTTATGCCAGGCTATTAGTGACTGCTTTAGGTTTTCTGGTGTGTCTTCGCCTTCGATTGCGTTACTCTCTTTAATAAAATACTCGATTGCCATATCTGGGTTTAGATCAGGGCAGTAGTGACAATCGGGTAGGGTACAGACTGGCGGTAAGTATTGCATAGTTATAATTGTTTGGTTTCTTTTTCTACGTTTAACGGTTGCTGGCTGTAGGTCGTTTCTTGGGTCGGTGTAATAGTTACATTAGGGTACGACGTCTTAAATGCCTGAATTAACGCTATTACTGTTTTACTCAACACCTCGACTATTTCTTTATTGCCGTTACTATCTACTGGGCTTTCACCTGTGAAGGTTAGCCGAACATCACTACTAAAAAATATAGTGCTTTTTGCGCCACGTGGCGTACTTTTAGTTTTTGTAGTCATTCCTTAGCTTCCGTTCGTATTTGTACCAGGCGTTTAATAAGATCATCATTATAGGCAGTAGCAATATGAAGGCTACTATTTTTAATGCCGATACAATGAACTCGCCCGCTTCTAGTATCATGTCTTCAATTTCTTTCATTTTCCCTAGCTTCTACCCGTTCCCAGGTGTCGTATAAATCAAGTTTAGCTAGTTGCTTGTTACCCCAGTAAATCTCTAGTCTAATAAATTCGTATTTTCTGAACTGGGCGTTATCCCGCATAATTGCCGTACCTATATTTAGTTTCCAGATATTTAAGTGAAAGTCTAGGATAGGCCAGCGCGTAGGTTTTATTTGCATATTACGCCTTTATAAAATGGTCTGTTAATATTTCGTGTCCGTCTTCGGTGACTAATACCATGTGTTCAAACATGGCGCTAAAACCATTGTCACGGGTTAAGATCGTCCAGCCGTCGCCAGATTGTTTACCGCCCCTATCCTTAAAACTTATAATAGGTTCGATACAAATTACCTCGCCCGCTTTTAGTGTTCGCATTCCGAAGCGCTGTAGGTACTGTTTATCGTGGCTGTAGAAGTTTGGTATAGTTGGTTCTTGGTGCATTTCTTCGCCGATACCGTGACCACTGAACACCTGGCACGTTACAAATTTATTAGCCTGGGTGTACTTGTCGATTGCCTTACCGATATTAGTAACTAGCGCACCTGCTCTAACCTCATTTATTCCAATATAGACGGCGCGGTTAGCGTAGCGTAATAGTCGTTCGTGTTTTTCTTCGACTGAGCCGACGGGTACAGTTATCGCACAATCACCGCAAGCACCGTTAAATATTATGCCAATATCCAGGGTAATAATATCGCCTTCTTTTAGTGCGTAGTCGTCTGGTATGCCGTGGGCGATTTCGTTATTAACGCTTGTACACAATACGGCGGGGTAGGGGGTACTAGCCCAGTCTGGCTTATATCCAAGGTTGTAGGGCTTTGCCTGTAGCTTGTCTACCAGCCTGGCCGCGAAAAAGTCTAGTTCGTTTGTCGTTACGCCGACTTTAACTTCTGCCGCTGTTTGTGCAATTATTGAACTGGCTACTAATGCCGCGTCCCTCATTTTTTGAATGTGTTCGTTATTCATATATTTTTTAATTCTTCGTCTAGCATTTTACCAAGATAATCAAATATCATCTTACCCACGAATAATCTGCCGTAGTCTGTTAGTTCAATGTCTGGCGACTCTATGGATTCTACGCCAACTAAAAAAGTAATAGTTTCACCCGCTTTAATATCTCGCTTTGCTACGCCGATAGGCTTATCGTTCGACATTTTTTTCCTTTCGAATAATCTCTATTGCTTTGTTTAGCTCTAACATTTTTTCTTCTGAACCTGTCGCGGTATCAGGGTGGGCGGTTCGGGCTTTGGCCTTAAATGCCGCTTCGATTACTTCCATTGGCTGATTGTCGTACACTCCTAAAACTTCGTACGGGTTAAAAACCTCTGGGGCTTGAAGCTGTGCATATGCCGACTGCAATACTTCACCAATTCCGCGCCGTTCATTCATTCGCATAGACTCAATGGCAAGAAATAGTACCCGCAAGTTATCGACTGCCCTACTTTGTTTATTCATCATTAAAGAAACGGTTTTACCGTCTTTTTGGTACGTAAGGGTTACTGTTCGGTCTGCCTCTGCTTGGTTCATGCCTTCCAACCTAGCACCGCGGGGATAATTAGTATCCCAGTTACTTACTCCCCAGTTTTCAAATTCTGCGGCTAAGTCGTTTTGTGTAGCCGACCATGATTTAGGTGTCTTGATTTTGTACTCTCTCATTTTGTTTTATCCTTCTTCTTCAAGGCATTACTGCGTAACCTAATATATAACTGCAAGTCTGCCGATAGAATACATTTTGTACCCGCGCTACTTAGGTAATGTGGCTTATTCCCGAACCATTTTATAAACGCGCTGTATTCTTCGGGTTTTATTACCTTTTTTATTTCTGCTAGTGCGTACCCTAGCCCATCTATTAAAGTTAATTTAGCTCTATCAATCATACTTTTTGTACTAAGCGCCTAGCACTCGGTCTACCTTATTGCTATGTTCGCTTCCGTCCTGTTTAGCTTGATTCCATCGGTCTATTAGGCTATGTGTTTACTGCCATTAGTGCCTAAATGACCGAATCAGTTATTAACTAAGTGCGCTTTTACGTGCCTGCCGTCTTCTTTAGCGTTGCTGATGTACCATAATCGTAGGTTCGTATCGAATGAAAGTTCAGGTTTTGGCGGTACGTGCTTGTCGTCGTCGATTAAATCTTCCTTATTTGGCTTTGCCATTACTCCCAACTTCTCTACGCTCCATGATTCGTCGTGGGCGCGTTGTAGTAGTAAGTGCCTGTCTTCATTGGCGGCTACTTCTCTAAAATGTGACCACGATAAGAACTTATACGCTTCCCTGATTTCTAATGGGAACGCCAGCGAAACATCTTTATACCGTCGTAGTGTGGCTATCTTGATACCAATACCGCGGGCTAGGTCTGGTAGGAACTTCTTACCCATTAGGCGGGTAAACTCTACTGCCAGGTCGCCGAACTCCCATTGTAAATTATCGGCTTTTTCTCTTAAATCCATTCCCCGCTGTATAAAGTCTTCAAACGATTCTTGATCTATTATTACTTCTGATTGGATTTGTGGTAAGTCGTTCATATATTTATTTTTCCCCGAATACCTTACCTGCTATTTCGACTAGATCGTCTTCGTTTTCTTCACGGTCTAGCTTCGGCGCGAAGTCTAGGTATGATTCGAATGCGGTTTGTTTGTCTTCGTCACTTAGCGGCGTAGGCTCTAGGTGTGCTTCGACCACCCAGTACGTTACGTTCCTTAATCCCTGCGCTGTTTCTTTTGGCTTCTCGACTTCTGCACTTGAAATATATACGGGGTAATCCCATGCGTTTTTAGCGCCCTTCGTTTCCAGTTCTTCGAATATTTTCCCGAATGCTGAAAATGAAGTGATAGGCACACTTAAAATAAATGGCTTTTGTCGTTCCAGATTAATAGCTAGAATCTGTAGGCTTACCACCTTTTCGATTCTGCCGTCTTCTTGGCGCTGAACTCTAACGCTACGTTTTGCCCGTAGTATTACGATACGAAGTTCGTTTACTGCTTGGCGAATATCTGGCATTAAAAAGCTACCATTTGCGGCTCGTTTGCCGTCTGGTAATGTCGCCTTCTCTGTTTGTGGGTGAACGAATTTATAAAATGGTACGGGGATTATTGAACGTGGGACGTCTTCAAGCCCAGTTAGTAAAAATGTTCTAACTTGCTGTTTTTGGTTCAGTACTTCGGTAGACCCTTCGACGTGAGGGGCGTTAGCTTTTTTTGTCATATACCCTTTTAACTATTAACTTTTCTTCTCGGATTCGACGCCGTGAAAAAATGGTTTAGAAGCCCTGAACTTTTTAGGTTTCGTGCTTGGCTTCTTGTGTCTAGGTACACCCATACGCTCTAATCTGTCGTATAGGTTTTTTGGTGAAGAACCATACTTACCGACAAGATCAGACATGGTTAGACCATTTTCGGGCATTCCCGCGTAGTCAATCGCAAGCTGTTTGTTTTCTTCGGGGTTTGGCTGTGGGCCACGACCGCCGTTTACTTCGGTTAATATGTTTAATTCGCTGATGTTTAATTTAATTGCCATAATTTTATATTACTTATTTATACCCACCGTGTCAAGTGGGGTTATATTAGATTCCTTTTTACTATTTCTGCTCTCAATGCCTCTACTTTTTCGGCTAACTCTACGTCGTATTCAGACATAAAAGAATCTTGCTTCGCCGCTTCCATTCTCTTTTTATAGTATGCGTAGCTATTGAGTAGGTACGCGTCTACCATTTTAGAGATTACTACTACTTCGCCTTTATTGTTTAGGTAGCTTGTTAGCCTGGGTTTTGCCATTATTTCTCACTTCCTGAAAATTTACTAACCACTGTACGCCCTTAAAAACGGCGAATAAAAGCAGTCCGTTAATACAGACCACCAATAAAAGCGCGTAAAGTAAAGTCATAAATTCCCTTCTTGATAGTAATAGGTTTGCGGTTGGTTTCTTCTTGATTCGATAGCACCCAGTACAATTTCTCGCATTTCTAACCGTGGCATACGTTCTATGTAGTTGTGGCATTCGACACAACATAAAGCCACCAGGGTAATTATTTCTGCACCTTCCAAGTTGTCGCGCTTATCACCATGCGCCCACGTTAAAAAGAATTTATGGTTATGCTTTTCTACCTTAGTAGCGTGTTCGGGGAAGTCTTGAAGGTATAGCCCGATTTCACAATAGGTAATACCCACCGCCTCGAATGCTGGCTTTAATAACTTCTTGGCCGCTTCCCAGTCGTTCGTTTTTACACCAGGCTTAATAGTGCGCTTTACCTTCTTCTTTTTACTTACTGGTTTTGGTTGTGGATTAAACATAATTCTTTTATTTGCGGGCTATACTAGACGACAACACCGTAAGTACAAGACTTCGAATATCGTCGTACTAGTATTAATGCCCTACCAGAACCAACTACCCATTAAGTTTATTAATTCTGGTTTCACTAGTAAGTCATCTTTACTTGACATAAGTTTTTACAATTAATTGCGTCACGGGTTGCGACTGATAGGTCGGCTACTCTGCCGTGCCTAGCGAATCCGCCCGTATCGGTTACTTTTGCGTATACTTCCTGTCCGTTGCTTAAATTCGTCACCTTCACAATATCATTTAATAACTTGTGCTGTCGTACCATTTCTGGGGTTAGTGCTAGAGTAAGTTCGCTGTCGTTTAGGCTGTCCCCGTTTGCCATTATCATTTTTTCATTACAACCAAGACAACCAGCCCGACTATAGTAACTTGCTTCGCCTTCTATTTCTCTAACCTCTGGTTCGCTAGCTTTAACTTCGCTTACTACCATTTTACCGACGTCGGGAATATGGTTAATTTGTGCGCCACGTGTCGCAACTTCTGGGCTGGCGACTGGTGTATCTGTCGGTACTGGGCTAAGTAGTTCTACTTCTCGTTCTTGAATTACTAACGGCGACTGTACTTTTATTTCGTGATTTACAGACACCCACTTAGAAGATAGCCATAATAATAAAAGCATTACGATTAGTCTAACTGTGGTACGTAATCGTTTTTCTCTTTTAATTCTTCTTAGTCGGGCAGACTTGTACATATTGATTACGCCTTTTCGACGACCTTTAATATTTCGGCTAACTTATCCTTACCCATCACTAGCCCGCCTTCTATTTTGGTGATCTTGGCGTCGTTTCTAAGAACCCTAGTAATAATGGTGCTTTTCTTGAAGTTTGGATTAAATAGCACGTAGTCTACCCACTGGCGACCAGTAACCAGCATTTGCATTTGCATTTGCCAATCATGGGCGGGGTCGATATTGCTGTCGAATATGAATTTAACGAAGTTAGAATCGTCTTTACATTTGATCTCTAGTAAGCCGTCTTCGCCGACTAAACCGTCTGGGCTACACCCGACCTTTTCGTCTAACTCCACGAATCCTACTTGTGTAACGATTACACCTTTTTCTAGTTCGTATGAGTTGCGGGCCAGGGCTTCTAGCAAGTTGCCGCGTTCCATATCGGCATTACTGTACTGGTCTTTCATTTGACCAGTCATTACCTCGGCCGCTTTTTTATAGACCAGGGTTTCTAATCCCTTGCCATTACTAGCGATTGCCTGGGCGTCGCTGGCTGTGAACTTGCCTAATCGAACCTGTAACCATTCGGGCGTACCCTGTTTTAATTCGTTATAGATTTTCATTGTGTTTTTTCCTTAGTCAATTCGTCTTTTTTAGTAGTGTAGTGCTTTAACAATGCCTGATTTTTGTTAAAACCTTTTCGCTGTCTGATTGATTGGCAGATGGTATTAAGCTGTTCTAACTCGGTAGCTTCTTTAATTGCGTCGAGGTCGCGGGGGTCTAATTCTTCTTCTGGTTTTATTTCTGGGGTGGTCTTTTTACCCTGGCTATCGACGGTATCTTTAACACTTATTTCGTATGCAATTTCGAATAATGCACGTCGCATATAGGTAGTAGTACCCTTTAGAATCTGTATTTTTTGGGCGTCTTCCATTTCGTAGCCCTGTACTGGTAGCGTCCACTCTAGTACTTCTTCTGGTTTGTCGGCGTTGGTAATTTTTAACACGGCTTCGCTATCGTCCATATTAAAATGTGTGAATAATCCGTATTCTGAATTAAGTTTATTTATTTGGGGCAAGTAGTCGGGAAGCTCTAAGTAACTGAATCCCTTGTCTTCGTTTCGACTGCTTCGCTGTATATCTAGCTCGGCTACTTCTTTACGAATGGTTTGTAGTTTTTGGTAGATGTTCATGTTCCTAACTTCTGCCTCTGGCTTTATTTGTTGAATTTCTTTAACCATTTTTTTAGCCTTTGGCACTATTTTTAGGTGGGGTTTTGGCAGTTTGTCGAATGTCCCGACTTGTTGGTATACTTCGGCGTCTTCTTCGTGGCTTTCCACTTCTTTACTTTGTTTGGTTGGTCTGTTGTATTTTCCCATATGTTTTTATATTAGTTTATATAACCCACCGTGTCAAGGGGGTAATTACCAGAGGTGGGCTAAATTTAGTATATCTGCTTGAAAGAGAAATAATATTACAAAAAATGATAAACCGATTAACCATAGTAGTAATTGAGTTATCCCCATATGTGTAGAACTTGTGTATAAACTTGCTTCTACCGCCAAGTAATTAGCGGTAGTGGTAAATTAATAACCTAGTTCTTTTAAGACCTGCTGGCGTTGGCTCGCTAGCGCCTCTATTTCGGTGTTTTTCTTAGGTATCTGCTCTGCTACTGCTTCCAGTGTACCTAGATCGTTATTAGATATTGCATAGTAACCAGCGCTACACAATTCCATAGATTCACCAGCTACGATAAAACCTTTATCGTCGATCTCTTTCAATCTGCGCCACGTGTCGCCGTTTTTCTCAACTTCGACAATCGTTTCGACTGGCACTTCTTTAATAACTTCCTTTTCGACTACTTGGGTTTTACCCGAAGCGCCGAAGCCAATACCGACCAATAGGATTACTGCGCCTATTCCGATTTGTTTAAGTGTCATAAATCCCCTTTCGTGGGTTTTTTAATTGTTAGATACTTACTAAACGTCATTATCATATCTACCACCTGGGCGCTTGCCATGCCCCGAAACATCATAATAGCTTGACTCTGGTTTCGGTGTGACTCTGCCATACAGTCGGCCATTGTCTGCCAGGGAATCAATTTACTAAGTTTTCTGTTTTCCCTCGATACCTGTACGATGGTTTTATTAAAAAAGTACGCTTCTTTTTCCCATTGTGTCGCGGCGTAACTTCGCTTCCAGCCCGTAGTAAGCCCTAACCATGTCGTAGGTTCAAATAAAGGAATTGTTTTATAGATAATTTCTGGTGTATTTTTCATATATTAGGTACTCGCTAACTGCGTCGCTAAAAAGCTAAACATATCTTGATAGCTACCGCGCTTATTACTTTTAAGATCATGGTATCGACGGTTCACTACGTACAAGTCAATCGTCCCATTAATCCGCCATTGATACTCTGTTAGGTACTTTACTGTATATTTTTCTTCTATTCTTTTTTTCATGTCCTGCCAGAACCTAGCTTCTTTTTCTGCTTTTCTGGCGTCGTTAGTGGCTTGTGCCTTTTGTCGCTTTGACTCTTTAGCCATTTCGATAGCGGCGCATTCGTCGCATAAATTAATAACTTCGTCGTCACCTCTGAACCAGCTAACTTCCCAGGTAAAAGTAAACCCAGGCTTAAACTTTTTACACTCCGAACATAATTTATCGGTCTTGTACTTTTTCTTTTCTGCTAGATATGGGTATTTTTTATTACTCATGTTTTGATAGTTTCGTAATCTACTAAGCAACTTAAAATATATAAAACTTTGTCTAGCCGTTCTTCTTCGAACCTAAGGTAATTAACCTTGCCAGGTGCGGGCATAATCCTAAGCGGCGAATTGTTATTTAATAGCACGTTGTTAATGTCTGTAATGATTTGGGCTATTTCAATGTTTCGGTAAATGGTTGGGTTAATTACTAACCCCGCCACCTGTGCCATATGTGCGCCCGACGTTACAAATTCTTCTAGTGTTAATTTCATATTACTTTTTCTCTTTTAATTTTCTGTACTCCATCTCGGCTAAATATTTACTTGTTTCGATACCAACTATTAAAATTTCCATGTCATTTGACACCTTACTAAACGCTTTTAGTTCTTGTATTAAATCGTCTACGCTTAGAAAAAGTACGCCGTCTTCGCTCATATAACACCTAGACCGCGGCGCTGTTTTAATCATGTCGTCAATTTCTCTAACTATTTGTGGGTTTAATATATAACCCTGTGGCTGTTTTTTGCTTTTCATATTATTTAACCATCTGATCTAGTACGTAATCTATGTCGAGTACTACGGCCTTGGGTTTTCTTGTAATAAATGTGCCTTCGGTATTTTTATAGCTTTGCCCTATCCAGTCTATGATTTCTTGACTGTTTTTAGGTAGCTTATTCACCTTCGCAAATTTAGCGAATAGCGTTAAAAGCGTTTTACAGTCTTGGTCGAACTTGGCTTTTTGCTCAGTTATTTGTGGTTTGCCGAAGAAGCCTTTAGGTTCGTATACCGTTATTGTTTTTTCCCGTAGTTTAATTACTTTGCTTGTCATAGTTACGCCTCGTTTTTAACCTTAATTTCTTTTACTAGGTCAATTAACATCTGTGCAAACGAATAGTAGCCCGATAAATGAACCTTGCCGTATGAACACCACCAGTAATCGTCCTGCCCGCTTTTCGGGTCGTTCTTGCCTATTGTTAATTCACCATCGCCGCTTTTAGGGCTTTGGTTTACTCCGTCTAAAAAGTCGATTGCTTTAGATAGTTCTTGTGCTTGCTCTATTGTCATATTATTTATTTTCTTCTGGTTCGGTTTTTATTGTGTACGGCATACCTATAAAAATAGTGCGCTTGCCGTTTGTGTACTCAATCACTACTTTTTCTATACCTTCGGTTACTCCCGCGTGAATGCGGGCTACGTCTGGCAGTCCCAAGACGTTAAATATTGCTGGCTGGTTGCCTGGCTGAAATACGACTACTTGTATAATTTTTTGTAGGTCTTTTTCGTTTGCCATATTAGCCCTTCATCAATTCATCATAATTAAATTTATTGCCTAATGCTTCGTGGATTGTGACGTCTACCCCTGTTAGTCCGTAGGATTTAGAGTTAAATACTTTGGCGTGTGATCGTACCGTAATTTCACCTTCTACAAACTCCCGACCTAATTCGGTTAGCTTCCAGTATCCAGCGCGATTACTTCCGTCGTCGCGTTGCTCTGGCTTTTCTTCTAGTAAGTCCCAGTATCTAAGTTTCGCGTTATCGCCGCTTTTAACTGGGAAGGGAATATCTAAGGTGTTTAGGTAGTCGTTCATGTGTACCCATTCTTGATCTGGGTTAGCTTCAAAATATCGGTATAGCAGAATTAGCGCGTACGCCATGCTTGAAGTAATCTTACGCTTGTAGAGTTTGACGAACTGGGTGCAACATGGACACTCTATACCCTCGTTCCATTCGGCGCGTAAAACGTCTTTAGCTTCTTTTAGGGTTGCGGTGCTGGGTAGTGTTGTCATAAATCTATTTCCTCTGTAATGTACATTTCCCCGCTAATCATTATTAATTTTTTTGATTTTTTATCTTCTAGCGCAATATCTACATAAACCCTATTACCTATAACAAATTTTCTTAAAAGTTTAGTTATTTCGTGCGTTGCCTCGCCCAGTTCTTTTTTTGATCTGTCGCAAGTAACTATTATGTGGTTTTTTTCTATCGTCTTAGTTATCATTTTTATTTTTCCCAGTCTGGGTTATTTTCCATTTCGGTAGTGACTTCGCTTTTTACATTTGGCGACAATGCCATCATCAAGGCTAGGCAGGTTGCTAATACCGATTGTGTTCTACTAATATCTGTTTTTATGTCTATCTCTATTTTAATTTTTGTTTCTTTCGAAACGCCAGCACCCCGCTTGTTCTTAATCATTTCTAAGGCTTCTGGTATTGTGTAGGTTTTTAGTTTCTTCATAATTTAATAATACTAGGTGTTACCCACCGTGTCAAGTGGGTAGTTTAGTCAAGTACGCCCCACGCTCTTAGTATTCCTTCGTGGTATGCCACTATGTCGGCAGGTAGTTTATTGCGTTGTTTATAGACGTGCATAGATACTATTAACTGTTCGCCGACTGATTCGTCGCTTAGTGCCTGTTCTAATCGTTTGTCATTTGAGTACTTACCGTCGTGATTACATTCGTCACGTTTGCCGCGTATAAACTTTTCTTTTGCCATTGTGCCACCTTAAAAAAATAGGGTGGCTGTGGATATAGCCCAGTGTTCGCACGTAGCTAAACCAGACTATCTACACAACCACCCCGTATTATTACTTTTTGATTTGACCGTCTTCGATCAAAATACCGACCTGCCCGTTATCCTCGACCCTCTCAATCCAGACTTGATAGTCTTCGGTCTTAGCCATTTCTTTAATAACGGCCATGTTATCGCTGTCGAGTAATGAACCGTCCATAATTCGCATTACCCTTAGTTTTGGATTCATCGACATAGCGATAGCCAGACTTATTTTTAACTGCTCGGCGCTAGACAACTGGGTAAACGGCATGGCGTTAAACGTCACACCCTCGGCGTCGATGTTCAAGCCGTCGATAGGTAGCTTTGCCGACGTGATTAATTCGTCTTTTTGCTTTAGTAGCGCATTCATTTCGTCGGTTAGCTGTTGTTGCTCTACTGCTTTGGCGTTAGCTTTTTCTTGCGCTTCTACGCATTCTTTAGCCTGTTCGTACCTGCGGTTCATTTCGCCCGCACTAGCTAACCGTTCTTCTAGCTTGGTCGTGTCTACCTTCTTATACTTTTTAAGTTTCGCCTCGGCTTCTTTTAATTCCGCCTTGTGCCTTTTAATTTCGGCTTCCATTCTGGCTAGTTCTTTTTTGCCAGTTTCTAAAAACGCTTCGCCGTCTTCGATTAGGCGGTTATTCTGCTCTGCTTCTCGCAACTCATTCGCCACCGCCACCGTGTCTACTGGGGCTTTTGGGGCGTTTTCAGGTATCGAGGTACTAGCGGCGTGACCCTGTGCCGTTTTTAACTCCCTACCTACGAAAGTGCGTAATTCGTACTTACTTCTATAAGCGTTTTGTAATGCCTCGACGTCTTTAGCTAAACCGAGTACGTCTAGTAATATGCTTCGCTGTTCGGCGGGCTTCATGTTGGCGAATGCCAGCGGGTCGAATGCAATACGGCCGACAATTTCGTCTAGTAAAGTTTGAGGGCTGGCGAATTTAGCACCTTCTTTACTTAGTACCTCTAGTCTAGTAGTTCCCTTTTCGGTGAAAGTTCGAATTACTTTATAGTCGCCTAAGTCTATTTCGATACGCGCGTCTTCTTGACCGTCACGTACTGGCTTTGGCGTGTTTTTCAAGGCGTCTTTACCGCCTAGTGCAAACAGTATTGAATCTAACACACTACTTTTACCCTGTCCATTTTTGCCACTAATTACGATAGTGTTATCGGTTGGCGTAATGTCTATGGCTTTAATTTTCTTGACGTTCTCCGCCTTTAGGTTAATTATTTTCATTGTGTACCCCCTTTATTAAAAAATTTACTAGCTTCGTGGATTTTTTCAGTTTCGCATTTATTCGTAGGATTGGCGCACATAACATTAAGTACGCATGATTCGTAAAAGTTCCAGTCTTCGAACTCCGTACCGATAAAGCCTTCTTTTGCTCGGTTCGCGCCGTATAAACAACTTTCGTGCGTACCTTTGTCGATCTTAAATTCTCGTTCTCGATCACCCGTAACCATAAGTAAGCCCATTACAGCCAGTACCATAAATGTATATGTGGCTAAAAATATTAGTGCTTTATTCATAGTGCGACCTCGATTTCGGTTATCTTAAATGCTTCCCTGGCTTTTTTCTCTGCTTGCTCTGTAGCCTTTTCGTCGATCAAATAGTCTAGGTGGGCTAACTGTTTTTCTTGGTCGCCCTGCTCTAGTAATTCTTCTTCGTCGGCAATCTCATAAAGGGCGTTATACATTACCTGCCAAGGCTGGGTATCTAGCCCTAGTGCGCGGTTACTTGGCTTTTTGGCGTCGTCCTCGGCTTCTTGCTTGTACTCGGCGATATACTCAACTTTTAACGTATCGGTGATTTCTTCTTGCTTTTCGAAAGTTAAATCATCGAATTGTATATTAAAGTGTTTGGCAGTTTGGCTAGTCATATTAGTTAGGTTTCTTTTCGTTTTTAGGGTGTAATAATTCTTCGTCTAGTAATGCGTTTTCCATGAGGCTAGCTATGCTGTGCTGGCTTACGTGTTCAAGTATTCCCCTGAACTTTTTAGAAACATTTATACAAGCCTCTAGGAACTGGGCGTA